TATGAAGATGTCAGTGGATCACCCTAAGCGTAAGGAAGAGGGCATACGAGATGCTACGATAGCTACAGCAGGCCTGACAACCAACACCACTGGTTGGCATGCTGACATTGTTGTAGCAGATGACTTGGTAGTTCCAGAGAATGCTTATACAGAAGATGGGCGAGAGAGCGTAGCTAAGAAGGCTTCTCAGTTCACTTCTATACGTAATGCTGGTGGCTTCACCATGGCTTGTGGGACACGCTACCACCCACGAGACATCTATGACACTTGGAAGGAGCAGGCTTATGATGACTTCAATGATGAAGGAGACTTCATTGGGAAGACCAAAGTGTGGTCGATACAGGAGTATGTTGTAGAACAGGATGGTGTGTTCACTTGGCCAAGGGCTGTACGTGATGATGGTAAGGCATATGGCTTTGACCAGAAGACCCTAGCTCGTATCAAGGCTGAGTATGTGGACAGGATACAGTTCTATGCCCAGTATTACAATGATCCAAATGACCCCGGTAGTGAGCGTATAAGTCGTGACAAGTTCCAGTACTACAACCCTAGGCATCTACGTAAGAATGGCTCTAGGTGGGTGTATGGGGACAGGAAGCTAAACATCTATGCAGCCATTGACTTTGCATTTAGCTTAAACAAGGAAGCAGACTATACAGCTATTGTTGTGATCGGCATAGACTACGAGAAGAACATTTATGTACTAGACATTGATAGGTTTAAGTCTGATAAGGTAGCTGAATACTTTAAGCACATTAAAGACTTACACTCACAGTGGGGCTTCAATAAGCTTCGAGCTGAGGTGACAGTAGCTCAAACAGTTATTGTTAACGGCATTAAGGAGTATTTGAAGAGGGAAGGGCTTACGTTGCCAGTTGATGAATTTAGGCCATCTGCTAAGGAAGGGACTAAAGAGGAACGTATCAAGGCCTCTCTAGAGCATAGGTATGACAACCTACAGATGTGGCATTGTGAAGGTGGTTGGACTCCTCAATTAGAAGAGGAACTGGTCTTAGCTAGGCCACAGCATGATGATATGAAGGATGCTTTAGCGTCAGCTGTAGACATAGCTGTAGCCCCTAAGCAATCTAACAAGAATAAGATGGAAGGGCTGTTTGGTGGCCCTGTAAAGACTCACAGCAGATTCGGTGGAGTAGCCTTCTCTTGAGACCAATGAACTACATACAAGCCAGAGCATACCTACAAGAAGTGGGGCTCTGGTTCCGGAATATGCAGTATTTTGAGGGGCATTTGATTTTGCAGACTGCCCAAGAGCATTACGATAAGAGGAAATCAAATGAGCAATAAAGTTGCTGAAATTCAACAGGCCACAGGCCAAGATGCAGAAGCTGCATGGGTAGTGGATCTGTGGGAAACCTTCAATAACCAGAGGCGTAACAAGCTAGAGGAGTGGAAGGAACTTAGAGACTATGTGTTTGCAACAGACACTAGCTCTACCACTAACTCAACCCTCCCTTGGAAAAACTCCACAACCATCCCCAAGCTGTGCCAAATCCGGGACAACCTGTTTGCTAACTATGTATCAGCACTGTTCCCCAATGACAATTGGATTAAGTGGGAATCATACAGCAGGGAAGATGCACATAAGAACAAGGCTAAACCCATTGAAGGTTATATGTCAAATAAAGTTAGGGAAGGCAAATTCCGCAAGGAGTTTGAGAAGCTCCTGTACGACTATATTGACATAGGCAATGCCTTTGCCACTACTAGCTTTGAAAGTCGCTACAAAGAGATGTCAGACGGTTCTGTAGTGCCTGACTATGTAGGCCCAACAGTTCAACGTATTAGCCCCTTAGACATTGTATTCAATCCGTTGGCAGCTACCTTTGATGACAGCTTTAAAGTGGTGAGGAGTATTAAAACCCTTGGAGAGCTTAAGAAGCTTGCAGCTACAGACCCTGATCAACGATTCTGGGAAGAGGCTATTAGCCGTAGACTAGAGATTAAGAGGCTTGCAGGTGGCTATAGTATAGAAGACTTTGACAAGGCTGTAGGTTATCAAGCAGATGGCTTTGGTAACATGTACGAGTATTATATGTCTGATTATGTGGAGATATTGGAGTTCTTTGGAGACTTCCACAACACGGACACAGGTGAACTACAGACAGAACGCCTCATCACTGTTGTAGACCGTTCTCACACAGTTAGGAACACAGAGATACCAACATGGTTTGGTGGCGCTCCTATACGTCATGTAGGCTGGAGATATAGACCAGATAATCTGTGGGCTATGGGCCCCTTAGATAACCTCGTAGGCTTGCAATATCGACTAGACCATCTAGAGAACTTGAAGGCAGATGCTATGGACTTAACTGTCCACCCACCACTGAAGGTGATTGGTGAAGTGGAGGAGTTTGTCTGGGGCCCGGGTGTAGAGATACAGATAGATGAGAATGGAGATGTACAGGAGCTAGGTAAGAACCTAAACGGTATTATGGCAGCAGCTAGTGAGATGGCAGCCATAGAAGATCGTATGGAGCTATATGCAGGTGCTCCAAGAGAAGCAGCTGGCATACGTACTCCCGGAGAGAAAACCCTTGGAGAAGTGATGCAATTGGCTACAGCAGCTGGTCGTATCTTCCAGACTAAGGTGACTAACTTCGAGATAAATCTTCTGGAGCCTATACTTAATGATATGCTAGAAACCTCTAGACGTAACCTAGACATCACTGACATCATCCGTGTAACTGATAACGAAATTGGTGTTACAGAGTTTTTAAGCATCACCAGAGAGGATATTGTAGCTAACGGTATAGTGAGGCCTATTGGTGCTAGACACTTCGCTAAGCAGTCTCAGGACTTGCAGAACGTAATGACAATCTTCAACTCCCCTATTGGGCAGATGATTATGCCACACACTTCTGCTAAGGCAATGACAGACTTTGTCAATGATATAACAGGACTAGAAGGTTATAACATCTTTGCTCCTAATGCTGGCATCTTTGAGCAGGCTGAAATGCAGTCTACAGCTAACATGGTTCAAGAAGAGGCTCTAATTAGAGACACGGCTCCTACGGAGGGATTATGAAGACAGTCTGGACTAAAGGGAAGGACAGTCAACTAGAGGCAGATATCAAGTCTGCCTTTAAGTCCTCTACTGTGGTGAGGAGCAGGCTAGCAGAGATATGCGAAGAAAAGATAGCAGCTGCTATGACGACCCATAAGAATCAGTATGATGGCCCTAATTGGGCTTACGAGCAGTCTGATGCTATAGGCTACAGAAGAGCCCTAGAGGAGATAGTAAGTCTCCTAGAGAAATAAACTTAGGAAAAACCAGAAATTTCTAGTATATAGTAGTATATTAGAAATATACATTAACAACACATATTATATAACTTATAGGAAATATAAATGTCAACTGACCAGTCTGCATTTAATCAAGAAAATAATAATCAACAGGAAACCCCTGTACAACAGCCATCTCAAGAATCAGCTTTTACCAACCAGTTAAGTATGATAAAGAATGAGAATGGAGAGCAGAAATACGACAGTGTTCCTAAAGCTTTAGATGCTTTAGCTCACTCTCAGCAGTTCATCCCTCAATTAAAAACTGAAGTTGCATCTAAGGATGCAGAGATTGCAGCATTGAAGGAAGAGCTGGCTAAGCGTGAAGCCGTAGGCGATGTCGTAGAGAAGCTCACTGCACAGCAAGCCCAACCTGAGCCAACCCCTCAAGTTAGTGGAATGAATGAGCAGGAAGTACTAAACCTCGTTCAGAACTTCTCTCAGCAGCAAGCACAACAGCAAGCAGCTGCTAGTAATGAGAAGTCAGTTAGTGATGCACTATTCAGTCAGTATGGCGACAAGACACAAGAGGTGGTCGCTACTAAAGCTGCTGAACTAGGCATGACTGTCGAAGCACTGCAAGGCTTGTCTCGTACAAGTCCACAAGCAGCCCTTCAACTCTTTGGCACACAAGCATCTTCAACTCCTAAGACTACGACAGGTAGTGTTAACTTGAACATGCAGCCAGCTGAAGAAACATATGAAGTACCTAAACCAGAGAAGTCACTTCTCCGTGGTGCTTCCACTAATGACCAAGTAGAATACTTGCGTAAGATACGTGAGAATGTCTACAAAAGATATAATGTTGAAAATTGAGGAATAGGTAATGATCTTAACTACTTCTAATACTGCTTTCATCGAGCAGGAGATTTACTCAGATTTTATTCTGCGTAATCTACATGATGGCTTGCTAGGCGAGTCTTTCTACCGTAAATGATTGCGGGTTTATCTTTAAATAACGTAGAGGCGTGAGCTGATACGAGAGAAGGTATTTCGATCTCAAGGAGACGATTATGAAAGAAACAGATATTAAATATTTAGCAGGCTTGCTAGACGCAGATGGGTCATTCTTCTTCAATTACCCAAGAGGATTTGCTTACTTGACCATCTCGTTAGATTTGTCAGATAGCATAGATAGGAACTTTGAATACACTTATTGGCTATCAGAACAGCTTGGGGTAAAGCCTTGTATAGGAAACAGAGACCCGAGTAAGTGGGCTAGTCAGGCTAAGA